TAAATTAATAAGAAAAGCAATTAAGGGAACAGGTAAATTAGGAGGAGCTGTTTTGAGAAATGCAAAATCTGCAGCTGCAGCTGGATCTGGTACTGGAATTGGTAGGACCACAGCTAAATCAGCAGGGTTATCCAGAGCATCGACAAAAGCTGGAAGAATGATCGGGTCTGCTGGTACTGCAGGAGGTTCACCTCAAAAATTTGTAGGTGGTGCTCTTGTAAGAGTAGGAAGTAAACTTTTACCAAGAGTAATTGGTTCTGGAGGTAAGGTTGTTGCTAAGAAAGGAGCGAAGAATGCAGCGAAGGCAGTAACTTACGTACCTGAGGCTGCAGCGAAAACAACTGGACAAAAAATTGTATCTGGTCTTAAAAGCGGTGCTAAGTACATGGTTGGTGGTTACGCTTTTGATAAAGCTCTTGGGTTAATGTTTCCAGGTAAGAAAGCCAAGGATTTAACGGAGAAACAAAAAAGCGGAGTTGCGGCGGCAGCAGCAAAAGGAGCTAAATTTGCAGCAGATAAAGCAAAGAAAGGAAGTCAAGCAAATGCTTATAATAAAGCAGCAAAGAGAGATCCTAAATTAGCTAAGTTTGTTGCTGAAAGAAATAAGCACCCTAAAGGTTCTGAAGCTTACAACGCTGCGCAAAACAGAATTAACAGAGCTTATGGTGTTAAGAAAAGACATGGTGTTACTAAAACTACTGCTACTAAAGGTAGAACTACAGTAACAAGGGGTAGAACACCGGGTATAGGAGAGAGAGCTAAGATGACTAAAGACAGAGCAATAGGTGGAAGAAAACAAGTTGACCACGCTAAAAGTTACATAACTGGAAAATCTAAAGAAAGAAAAACCAAAAAAGATGCTGGTAAAGTAAAAGAAAGATTTTACGACGCACAAGGTAATTTAGAGAAGAAAGTCAAAATGAAAGGCGATGGTAAAAATCTAAGAAAAGTTAAGATTACCAAAAAGACTGCGGACACTGTTACTAAAACTAAGATCAATAAAAGAACTGGTAGAAAGGTAACTAAAACTAGAAAAAGAAGAATGGTTGGACTTGGCGACAAGTTAGCTGGTCTTGTAGGAAGATAAGAGGTAGAACTTTAAATCTACATAAATATAATTAAATTAAATCAAATATTATGGAATATAATTTACCAAATGAGTTGGTAAAAAACTTAGACTTCGGTGGTGAAGCTAAAAATAGAATTATCACCGGAGTTAATAAGTTAGCCCAAGCCGTTAAATCAACATTAGGTGCATCAGGAAAATGTGTTATCTATGAAGATGGGAGAGGCAAACCGGTCATAACAAAAGACGGAGTAACCGTTGCAGAAAGCGTAGTCTTATATGACTCGGTAGAAAATATGGGTGCAACTCTAATCAAAGAAGCTGCCAGAAATACAGTTAAAGATGCTGGTGATGGTACAACAACTGCTACAGTATTAGCTGAAGCAATAATCAAGCAAGTAGACGCTGCGGTCGCAGAAGGTCTTACAATCAGAGAAATTAAAGATGGGGTTAATGAAACACTAGAAGATGTTATTAAATATCTTAATAATATATCTATTGATGTTGAAGGTGATATGCTTAAATCTGTTAGTGCTATATCTTGTAACAACGACTATAAGCTAGGAGCTATTATAGCTGAAGCTTATGATAAAGTTGGTAAAAACGGTGTAGTGCTTATGGAGGAGAGTGAATCAGAGGATACGTATGTCGACGTAGTCGATGGTGTAAAAGTTGATTGTGGTTTAACATCTCCACATTTTGTTACTAATACAGAAAAACAAAATTGTGAACTTGATAACCCATTAGTGCTTATATGTTCATCTGAAATACCTAATGTACGTAAGATACAAACTATATTAGAATATGTCATTAAAAATAATAGAGCGTTACTTATAATAGCGCCAGTGGCACAGCAAGTTAAAGCTGCACTACTTATGAATAAAGTAAAAGGTACTATTAAAGTTAATATCATTGATTTGCCAGGCTTTGGTCCTACTAAGAAAGATGCTACAGAAGATTTAGCAATATTGACGGGGGCTACAGTAATAAATGAAGAGCTAGGCGATGATTTAGATTTAATGAAGCCTGATCATTTAGGTGAGGCTGACTTCTGCGTTACTGATGATAAAAATACTGTGTTAACTTTAGAAGGTATGACAGAAAATATCGAAGATAGAATAGATGATTTAAATAAACAATTAGCTAAAGAGCAAAATGCGTTTATAAAAAAGAAACTTGAAGATAGATTAGCTATGTTATCTGGTAGCGTTGGTATAATAAGAGTAGGTGCTAATTCTAAGGTTGAATTAAAAGAGAAGAGAGATAGAGTTGAAGATGCTATATACGCAACTAAAGCTGCTTTGCAAGAAGGTATAGTTCCAGGTGGTGGCATTGCGTTGTTAAACGCATCTCAAAAAATTTCGACCAGCAGAGCTGGTAAGGTGTTGCTTGATGCTTTATCTTCACCGTATGAAACTATTATTGATAATGCTGGTATGAAACTTAATACTGGTATGAAAGAAGGTTATGGTTGTAATGTTATAACTAGTGAGTATGTTAAGATGATTGATGAAGGTATTATTGATCCTGTACTTGTGACTAAGTCTGCACTTAAGAATGCTGTAAGTGTAGCTTTAACTATTATGTCAGCAGATTGTGTAATATCAAATATAAGAGTAGAAAATGCAGGCAGTTAACGATTATGTAATAATAGATATAATAAAAGAGGGACCTAAAAAAGTAGGTGGCTTCATATTAACAGATGATACAGATGAAACAAACAGGTATAAAAAAGCTAATATCATTTCTGTCGGAGAACTGGTGGGAGTGGTTAAAACTGGTGATAGTATATATTATGATGCTATTGCTGGGCACGATATTGCTTATAACGATAATATGTACAGGGTGATACGTGCTAGAGATATAGTTATAGTAGAATAATTACTATTCGCTAAAAACGTGTAATCTCTATTAAAGAGATTATACACAAACCACAACCCATAATCCGGGAACAAAAAATCAAAAACAATTAATTAATAACTTAAAAAATATAAAAAAATGGGAAAAAATATGTTAGTATTTCATAATGGGTCAAATACCTCTTATGCAAATTACGCAGACAACTTAACTTCTATGTCATCTGCTACAACAGCAATAACAATGAGATTCTTAGGTCAAGGCGCTTCTGCTACTGCTACAAGTACTGATGCGGTAGTTTTAACTGTTACTGCGGGTAAAGAAGAAGAAATGATGGAACTTTTAGCTGGAGCTGTTGCTGAAGGAAGATCTGGAATGACAGTTGTTGCCGATGATCAAAATAGCAAATATATAAGTGGTCATATTACAGCTGTAGATTCTATATCTGTAGACACAGGAGCTGGCACATTTAAAAATGTAATAGTTGGAGCTTTTAGTTCTCACGATATTACATTAACGAACGCACAATCTGGATCTCTAGTAACTATACCAACAACTGGTGATAATTCAACTATTACGTTACCATCTTCTCCAGTAGAAGGCTGTAACTATAGATTAGTTTGTGAAGTAGCTTCAGGCGCTCACACTATTACTATTGCTGGTGAGTTTGAAGGTATTGTACTTGACAACACTCACGCTAGCACATTAGATAACACAACTAATATAGCTATCGCTTCTAATAAATTTGAAGTTGGTGATTATCTTGAGTTGATTTATTCTACTTCTGCGGCAAAATGGAAAGTTTTTGGAATGGGAATTTCTGATGACTGGGTTACAGCATCTTAATTTGAATGAGATTAACTAGTCACGATTTACGTGATTTACAAATCCTTAAGTATTACAGGCTCGTTAGAAAATGGGCCTGTAAGACTTACGGATTGACTGACGCGGATTTAGAACTTCTTATTTACTTAGATTGTAAAGGAAGATTTACGCGTCAAGAATTTATCGACGGAACATATACCATGAGTTGGGATAAGAACCGTTGGGAGAAACTAAAGAGGAATGGTTGGATAGAAACGTGGAGACACAGAAACAGAACAACCATCAAATACTCTGTATTCAAAACCTCTTTTAAATGCTCACACTTAATTAGTAGAATATATCGAATATTATTAGGAGAGGAAGATATACCTACTTCGGAAAAGAGTGTGTTTTTTACTAACCAATCATACACTGATAAGGTCATGAATAAGTCTATCGATGATATGATAAAAGATAATGAAAGATGATAAAAAATTTAGTAGGTGGCTTATTCGGCAAAATAGTAGATAATGCAGAAGGAATACTTGACAAAGTTATTACAACAGACAAAGAGCGTGATGAGGCAAAACTCGCGATTAAAAGGATATTACTTGAAGCCGAAAAAGAAGCTTTCGCGAAAGAAGTTGAAGACAGAAAAAGCGCTAGAGATATGTACAAAGACGATGCAATTATTCAAAAGATACTTGCCACACTCTTCACGGTAGCATATTTTGCTTTAAGCTTTGTTATGTTTAGATTCTTTATGATGGGTGATATAGATTTAGGCGAATTTGAAATAAGCTTTATATCAACAATATTTGGTGCTATGAGTGCTAAGGTAAATACAGTTGTCGATTTCTTCTTTGGGGGATCGTCAAAAAAAAATGAACAAATAAATAATAAATAAAATGCACGGAAAATATTATACAACAACAATTGAGCCTAATCTTGATGTGGCTAATGGAACAGCTTATACTAATAAAGATCTTATCTTTGATTGGACACCATTTGAAATACCTAATGGTGCGGGAGCACTAGTTAATACTACGATTATTTATTTTGGAAAAGATGGTGCAGCAGCGCAAGCGAATGACGACTTAGTTCTTTATTTCGCTAAATCAAGTGGTGCTACAGCGCCTACATCACTAGGAACAGTTCACGCTGCATTAACAGCAACATCAGTTGCTCCAAGTAGAAGAAACGTGATAGGTATGACCTTTATAGATCAAAATCAAATGGTTAATAACGGGAACAGTTTAATTGGTTATGATGTTTTATCAAACACGGGTACAGGTACTAATGTGATAGAAGGACCAATGGGGGTACTATTACAAGGTGACCCGGCTTATCCTAGCACAACAGGTTATCAAACAATATGGGTAGCAGGAGTAGGTGGAACTACAAGTGAATTTGATTTTGACTCATCAGTTGCTTTAAATATGGCCGCTAGTGCAAATGTTGACGCTGATACAACTGGGGCAAGTGTTACATTAACAACTAGTGGCACTGATCCTAGAAACGTTTTTGCGCCTGGTGATATTATTACTGGTAGTACAAACACTGTTACTATGGAAGTTGTTTCTGTGGATAGCGCTACTCAAATGAAAGTAAAAAATATAAGCGCACAAATAGATCACGGCGAAATACTAAATCCAAGAAATCCAATTAAAATGGTACTTGGATTTGAGTTTTAAATAAATAAATTAAATTAAATTAAATTAAATATAATGGGAAAAAAAGAAAAAGTGATTGACCTTAAACCTAAGGTTGATAAAGTATCAGATGAGCACTTAGCTAACTTACAGCAAGTAGTTAATACTATAAACGGGTTACAGTTTAATATAGGTAAAATAGAATCACAGAAGCATCACTTACTTCATAATTTAGATGAAGCACAAAAAGGTATTCAAAAAATGCAAGAGATGTTAATGAAAGAATATGGCACCTTTGATGTTAATCTAAGCGACGGAACGATTAATTGGCCTAAAGAAAGTAAAGATGAAAAATAATATCATCAGAAAAATAACTATAGGTAAGGATTATAAAAATGATTCAATGCACTACGCTGTAGATCAGGAGGTTTATGGTGGGCATAAGATCTGTGATATAGTAGAAGAACAGGATAAGTATTGTATATATATTAGAAAGGGTGATGTAGTAATACCATGGAAAGATTTTAATAAAAACATGGCTATATCAGTTGAGTATAATCTAGAATACTAATGAAAGCTTATAAAGATTTTATAGTATCACCGATAGGTGAGAGATATAATAATTCTAAAAAAGTTGGAGAAAAAGAATTAATACTTAATACTGAAATATTTAATCATCAGTTTATAAATAGATTAGCATTAGTATTAGAAACTCCAATATTATTTGATACACCTATTGAAAAAGAAGATGAGATAATATTACATCATAACGTTTTTAGAAGATGGCATGATGTTAAAGGTAGAGAAAAAAATAGTAGATCATACTGGAAAGAAGATAAATACTTTATATCTACAGATCAAATATTTCTTTATAAGAAAAAAGACTGGATGGCTATGCCAGGTTATAGTTTTGTTCAACCTATAGTATCAAGCAATAATTTAACTAGTGAGGCAGAAAAACCTTTAGTTGGCGTTATTAAATATAGTGATGGTACTTACAACAAAAATCAATTAGTTGGTTTTACACCTAATAGTGAATATGAGTTTATAATCGAAAACAAAAGATTATACAGGGTATTAAATAAATTTATTACAATTAAATATGAATATCAAGGAAACGAAAAAGAATATAATCCAAGCTGGGCGCATAGCAGTTGAAGAGCTAATTAAAGTTGCTAAAGAAGCTATTGTTGATTCTGGCGATGATGTTTCTGCAGATAGATTAAAAAACGCCGCAGCTACTAAAAAGCTAGCTATATTCGATGCGTTTGAGATTTTAAACCGTATACAAGAAGAGGAGAACATGCTTGAAGGTAAAGTTGAAAATAAAAAAGAAGTTAAATTTAAAGGCTTCGCAGAAGGTAGATCAAAATGAGTTACGAGCAAACATTATATGCAGTAATTGAACCAGTCAAACTTAATACATTAAAAAGATTAAACAAATCTAAAAAATGGGAGTATGGTTATAATAAAGAAAACGATATTATCGTTATATCTAAGAATGGCACGGTAGGTGAAGTGCTTGATATACAGGGTTTAAAAGTAGCTTTACCTAAACAACCTAAAGAAATTTATAGTTGTAGTAAAACTAAGTCAAAACAAAAGTGGCGTAAGTTTGATCATAACCCACCTTTTAAAAGAATTAAAACTGTATTTGATTGGCAAGGATATCCAGATGACTTTAAACAAAGCCATTATGAATATATAGACGAAGAGTTTAGAAGAAGAGAAGAAGGTTTTTGGTTTATGAATAATGGTGAACCAACCTATATAACAGGTACACATTATATGTATTTACAATGGAGCAAGATTGATGTAGGTGCGCCAGACTATAGAGAATCAAATAGATTATTTTTTATATTTTGGGAAGCTTGCAAGGCAGATAAAAGATGTTATGGGATGTGTTACTTAAAAAATAGACGTTCTGGTTTTTCATTTATGAGTTCAGCTGAAACCGTTAATTTAGCTACATTAGCTAGTGATAGTAGATTTGGGATACTATCTAAGACAGGTGCTGATGCAAAGAAAATGTTTACAGATAAAGTAGTACCTATTAGTATTAACTATCCATTTTTCTTTAAACCAATACAAGATGGTATGGACCGTCCAAAGTCTGAGCTAGCATATAGAGTACCTGCAAAAAAGTTTACTCGTAAAAAAATACGAGAACGTGAGGAGATAGATGATATACAAGGACTTGATACAACTATTGACTGGAAAAATACAGGTGATAATAGTTATGATGGTGAAAAACTAAACTTATTAGTTCACGATGAAAGTGGTAAGTGGGAAAGACCTGATAATATAAAAAATAACTGGAGAGTTACAAAAACTTGTTTACGATTAGGTAGTAGAATAGTTGGTAAATGTATGATGGGTAGTACGTCTAATGCGTTAGAAAAAGGTGGTGATAATTTTAAAAACTTATACAATAATTCAGATGTTACAAAACGAAATAGAAATGGACAGACTAAGTCAGGATTATATTCTTTGTTTATTCCTATGGAATGGAATTACGAAGGTTTCATCGACGAGTATGGAAGACCTGTGTTCAACGCTCCTAGAGAACAAACAGTTGATCCGCATGGCTTAGAAATAGAACACGGTGTTATAGACTATTGGAATAATGAAGTTGATGGATTAAGAGATGATCAAGACGCTTTAAATGAATTTTATCGCCAGTTTCCAAGAACTGAAGAGCACGCGTTTAGAGATGAGACAAAAAATAGTTTATTTAATTTAGTTAAAATATACGAGCAAATAGATTATAACGAAGGTAACAGAAACTCATCTGTATTAACAACAGGTAATTTTCAATGGATTAATGGTAAAAAAGATACGCAAGTTGTTTTTAACCCAGATCCAAACGGTAGATTTAAAATTAGTTGGGTGCCAGGGATTAAATTACAAAATAACGTTATATTAAAAAATGGCGTAAGATATCCAGGTAATGAGCATATGGGTGCATTTGGTTGTGACTCATACGATATATCTGGAACAGTAGATAAACGAGGCTCAAAAGGTGCTTTGCACGGATTAACAAAGTTTTCAATGGAAGATGCTCCAGTAAATACTTTTTTCCTTGAATACATAGCAAGACCACAAACGGCTGAAATATTTTTTGAAGATGTTTTAATGGCATTAGTATTTTACGGTATGCCAATACTTGCAGAGAATAATAAACCAAGATTACTATACTATTTACGTAGAAGAGGTTATAGAGGATTTAGTATGAACAGACCTGATAAAATTTGGAATAAATTATCAGTTGCAGAAAAAGAAGTTGGTGGAATACCAAACTCTAGTGAAGATATAAAGCAAGCTCACGCAGCTGCTATTGAAATGTATATTAATGATCACGTTGGATTATTACAAGATGGTACTTATGGTACCACATACTTTAACGAAACATTAAATGATTGGTCTAAGTTTGATATAAATAAAAGAACTAAACACGATGCTTCAATAAGTTCGGGTTTAGCTATAATGGCTTGTAATAGACATTTATATAGACCTAACCCAAATAAGAGTAAAGAAAAATTAAACTTAAGTATATCAAAATATAATAACTCTGGATTTTCATCTAGAATAATTAAAAGTAAAATATGAGGTTAACACAACATTCTATAAATTTTCCATCACAAGCTGTTAGTGATTTAGAGAAGTTAAATAAAGAGTATGGCTTAAAGATAGCGAGAGCTATAAAACACGAGTGGTTTTCTGGTGCTACATCTAAGTATAATGTTTATAGAAATAATTTTCATAACTTAAGGCTATACGCAAGAGGTGAACAACCTATACAAAAATATAAAAATGAATTATCTATTAATGGTGATTTATCTTATCTTAATTTAGATTGGAAACCTGTTCCAATTATCCCTAAATTTGTTGATATCGTGGTTAACGGTATGGCTCAAAGAAACTATCAAATTAATTGTTATTCACAAGATGAGTATGGCGTAAGTAAACGTACTGCATATATGGAATCATTATTAAGAGATATGAGAGCTAAGAACTTTGATAAAATGGTTCAACAACAATATGATATAGACTTAAAAGAAAACGACCCTGAAACTTTACCAGATTCAGAAGAAGAATTAAAGCTGCATATGCAATTGAGTTACAAGCAAGGCGTGGAGTTAGCTGAAGAGCAAGCATTAAAAGTTTTATTAGAGGGAAGTGATTATGATTTAGTTAGAAGAAGATGTTTGTACGACTTAGCTGTATTAGGTATTGGCGCTACAAAAACCACGTTTGATTGGGCTGATGGAGCTAAAGCTGAATACGTTGATCCAACTAATTTAGTGTATTCACATACTGAATCTCCTTATTTTGAGGATATATATTACGTAGGTGAAGTAAAAGACATACCTATTAATGAATTAGTCAAACAATTTCCAAAGTTATCCGAAGAAGATATTACAGAATTAGTAGATAAAAAATCTTACTCTACTAATAACGTCTCAAGTGATGATAAAAATAAAGTTAAAGTTCTGTACTTTAATTATAAAACACACATGAACAATGTATACAAACTTAAAAAGTTAGGTACAGGTGCGGAAAAGGTTATTGAAAAAGATGATACATTTAATCCTCCAGTGGAGAGTATGGATGGAAACTTTGAGAGATTAGAAAGAGTTGTTGAAGTGTTGTATGAAGGCGTTTATGTTGTGGGTGCGGATAAATTACTTACGTGGAAAATGTGTGATAACATGATGCGTACTGACTCTGATTTCAACAGAGTAAAAATGAATTATCAAATAGTTGCGCCTAGAATGTATGAAGGTAGAATAGAAAGTTTAGTAGGTAGAATAACTAGCTTTGCTGATATGATACAATTAACGCATTTAAAGCTACAACAAGTTATGGCGCGTATGGTGCCAGATGGCGTTTATCTTGACGCTGATGGTTTAGCTGAAATAGATTTAGGTAACGGGACGAATTATAATCCACAAGAAGCTTTAAACATGTTCTTCCAAACTGGTAGTGTTATAGGTAGAAGTTTCACAGCTGATGGAGATGGCAACCCCGGTAAAATACCAATACAACAAATAAACAATGGCGTAAATGGAGGTAAGTTACAAAGTTTAATACAAACTTATAATTACTATTTGCAGATGATAAGAGATGTGACCGGGTTAAATGAAGCAAGGGACGCTAGCACGCCAGATAGAAACGCTTTAGTTGGCGTACAAAAAATGGCCGCAGCTAATTCTAATACAGCTACTAGACATGTTTTACAATCTATGTTATACATAACAGCTGAAGTTGCAGAATGTTTATCACTGCGCATAGCTGATATAATAGAATATTCACCAACAAAAGACGCTTTTATTAGAGCGTTAGGTGCACACAACGTAGCAACATTAGATGAGATGAAGAACTTACATCTATATGATTTTGGTATATTTATAGAATTAATGCCAGATGATGAAGAAAAACAGATGTTAGAAAATAATATACAAGTTTCTTTACAACAAGGTAGTATTGACTTAGACGACGCAATAGACTTAAGATCTGTTCGTAATGTTAAATTAGCCAATCAATTATTAAAAGTTAAAAGAAAAAAGAAACAAGAAAGAGAGCAGAAAATGCAGCAACAAAATATTCAAGCTCAATCTCAAGCTAATGCTCAAGCTCAACAAGCTGCTGCTCAAGCGGAGGTACAAAAGAAACAGGGTCTAATGCAGGCTGAAGTACAATTAGAACAGACTAAAAATCAATTAAAAACACAATACTTACTTGCTGAAGTAGAAGCTAAAAAACAATTAATGGCTTATGAGTTTGAATTAGAATCTAAAATAGAGTCTGCAAAACAAAAAACGAACAATCAACTTGAGGGAATGAGGGAAGATAGAAGAGATAATAGAGTTGATATGCAAGCGGCTCATCAAAAACAAATGGTAGATAGAAGAAGTGAGGGTAATTCACTTAAAAGGTTTGAGTCGTCAGGTAATGATAATATTACCGGGAATGCAGGATTGAACCTGTAGTCTTTTAATTTTTAATATTTTATAAAATTTTATTATGGAAGAACTAAACGAAGAGGTTGTAGAAGAAACAACCGAACAACAAGAAGAGCAACCTTTAGAACAAGAGGTTGAGGATGTTATAGATGAAACTAAGTTTGATAGCGCTGGAGACGAAAGCGTTATTAAAATAGATTTAGATAACACGCCTAAACAAGAGCAAAACGTAGAAACACCAGTAGTTGAAGAGGAAGAGGCTGTAGAAGAAGAACAGCCTATTATGGAGGAGGTAACAGATGAAGAGCCTCAAACTATACAAGAAGCTGAAGAAGAGATAGTGGAAGCTGTAGCCGAAGCTGTTGAAACTGGCGAACCACTACCTGAGAATATTCAAAAGGTAGTAGAGTTTATGAATGAAACTGGTGGTGACTTGCAAGACTACGTTAATTTAAATAGAGATTTATCTAGTATGGATGATTCAGATGTATTAGATGAATATTATAGAACAACGAAATCTCATTTATCAGCAGAAGAAAGAAACTTTTTATTAGAAGATAGATTTGGTGTTAACGAAGAATCTGATGATGAAAGAGAAGTACGTAAAAAAAAGATAGCCCTTAAAGAGCAAGTTGCTGAGGCTAGAGCCTACTTAGACGGGCAGAAGTCTAAATATTATGAAGAAATTAAAGCTGGAGTTAAGTTAACTCCTGAGCAACAACATGCTATTAGTTTTTATCATAAGCACAACGAAGATCAAGAAGGTCAAAAGAAGTTATCCGAAGCTAGTAAGAAAACATTTTTAAATAAAACCAATAATCTTTTTAATGACAAATTCAAAGGTTTTGAATATGAAGTTGGGGATAAAAAATATAGGTATAATGTTAAAGATGTTAATAAAGTAAAGACGACACAAAGCGACATCAATAATTTTGTCAACAAGTTTGTTGGCGATGATAAAGCAACTATTGATGATGCTGAAGGTTATCACAAATCTTTATTTACCGCTATGAATCCAGATGCTATTGCTAAGCATTTTTACGAGCAAGGCAAATCTGATGCAATTAAAGACAGAATAGCTAAAGATAAAAATATCAACTTAGAACCTAGAAAAACGCACGGCGAAGTTAATGTTGGCGGTGTACAATACAAGGTTGTAGGTAAATCTTCTGAAGACATTAGAAATAGATCTTTTAGAATTAAGAGTAACAAAAAGAAAAATTAACTTTAAAAATTTATAATTATGGCAATTACAGGAGGGAATAGTTTGAATAGCGTTCCTGCTCATCAGCAACAAACGTTATCTACAAACTATATCGATTTTACTGCGTCAGGTACTACCTGGGCGCAACAATATCTGCCTGAACTTATGGAAAAGGAAGCTGAGGTCTTTGGACCAAGAACAATATCAGGTTTCTTAGATAAGATTGGAGCAGAAGAATCTATGTCTTCAGATCAAGTTATTTGGTCGGAGCAAGGTAGATTACATTTATCTTACAAAGGTAGGGTATCAGATAATAACGGTGGCGCAACTATTGATTCAGTTGCATCTGCACAGATATTGATTCAATATGATATTGATGAAGCTGAAGGTGCTGACGCTGGTATATCTAATGGTTTATCAATTGTTAACCACGGTATTAGAGTAAACGATACTATTATCGTTGCTAATGCTACTGAGGTTAAAAAATGTTTTGTAACAAAAGTAGCAACAGATACAATAGATGTTGTACCTTATGGAGAAGCTCCTACGGTATTAACTGATTCTGCTGTTGCGAAATCATCAACGATACTAGTTTACGGTTCTGAATACAAAAAAGGTGCTTCTTACCATACTGGTGAGGGTGGTGCTGCTAGCGAATCAAGAACTGCTAACGAACCTGCGTTCAAAACTTTTAACAACAAACCAATCATAATGAAAGATTACTACGAAGTATCAGGATCTGATACAGGTAGAATCGGTTGGATCGAAGTTGCTTCTGAAGAAGGCAAAAGCGGATACTTATGGTATTTAAAAGCTGAGTCTGATACAAGAGCAAGATTCAATGATTATGTTGAAATGGCGATGTTAGAAGCTGAAAAAGGTGGTGCTGGTACTGATATAATGGAATCAGCGGATGCGTTATATAATGCTACTGGTAATGCTACTGGTACTGAAGGTTTATTCGCAGCTATCGAATCAAGAGGTAATGTTACTACTGGTGTAACCGGTATTAACGCTGCTACTGATTTAGCTGAGTTCGACTCTATATTAGCTGAGTTTGACAAGCAAGGCGCTATTGAAGAATACATGATGTTTGTAAATAGACAAACTAGTTTAGCAATGGATGACATGTTAGCTTCAATGAATTCTTACGGAGCTGGAGGTACTTCTTATGGAGTATTTGACAACGACGAAGATATGGCATTAAACTTAGGTTTCTCAGGATTTAGAAGAGGTTCTTATGACTTCTACAAATCTGATTTCAGATACTTAAATGACAAAGCTACAAGAGGTGGTATTAATGATATAGCTGGCGCTAACGCGATCAGAGGTATGATGATACCAGCGGGTGTTTCTACAGTTTATGACCAAACTATGGGTAAAAACTTAAAAAGACCTTTCTTGCATGTTAGATATAGAGCTTCTCAAACAGACAATAGAAAAATGAAAACTTGGACTACTGGTTCTGTCGGGGCAACTACATCAGCGTTAGACGCAATGCAACTACACTTCTTAACTGAAAGATGTTTAGTTGTTCAAGGTGCTAACAATTTCATGATGATGAAGTAAAACTATTTATTTATAAGGGCGGTGTAATATCGCCCTTATATTTTTATTAATTATATTATATATTATATTATGGCAAAGAAAAAAGAAACAACTAAGGTTGAAAAACCTATAGTTAAAGAAACAGTGGCTGTTAAAGAACAGCCGATTGCAAAGGTTAAAGTTCCTGAGGTAAAAATTCTTACAGTTGAACATAAACCAAAAAATCAATGGGAAGTAAAAGATAGAGTTTATTATTTAAAAGGTAGAAAGAAACCTTTATCACACTCTATAAGATCAGCTAATTTATATTGGTTTGATGAAGATAAAGCATACGAAAGAGAAATAAAATATTGTCAAAATCAAAAAACTTGTTTTGTTGATGAAATGAAAGGAGATCAGAGATTAGAACATATTATATTTAGAAGCGGATCTTTATTTGTTCCCAAAGAAAAAGTTACATTGCAAAAATTTTTATCAATTCATCCTCATAGAGATCAAATATTCTACGAGCATAAGCCAGTGAAAATAGCTGAAAATCAAATTGAAATATTAGAAATGGAAGCTGATGCTATGGTATTAGCTAGACAAATGGATATTGATATGGCTGAAGCTGTTATGAGAGTAGAGTCAGGATCCTCGGTTACTAAGATGAGTTCTAAAGAACTTAGAAGAGATTTACTACTATTTGCTAGGGATAATCCTAAATTGTTCTTAGAACTAGCTAAAGATGATAATGTTCAACTTAGAAATTTTGGTATTAAAGCTTCAGAGGCTAACATAATTAAATTATCTAATGACCAACGCCACTTTGAGTGGTCATCGACTGGTAGAAAAATTATGACAGTTCCTTTTGATGAGCATCCATTTTCAGCATTAGCTGCTTGGTTTAAAACTGACGAAGGTATGGAGATATATTCAAATATCGAAAAAAGAATTAAGTAACTTTAATATTAGTAATAATTATAGCCACTCATTACGGGTGGCTATTTTTATTTAAGTGCTAACCTTTCACTTTATCATGTGACTATAATATAGTATAAAATATAATAATATGAGTAAATCAAAAGGACTTGGGGACACTGTTGAGAAAATTACTCGAGCTACTGGCGTAAAGTCTTTAACTCAATTAGCAATGAGGGCTACTGGCTATAAAGAATGCGGTTGTAATAAAAGAAAAGCTTGGCTTAATAAACAGTTTCCTTATCATAAACAAAAATAATTATGGCTGTAACTATAGATAATGTATATCAAAAAGTATTAGCGCTAGCTAATAAAGAACAGAGAGGTTATATAACACCTCAAGAATTTAATCTATTTGCGGATAAAGCCCAAAATGAAATATTTGATAATTACTTTCACGGTTTTAAAGGTGCTCAAAGAAAACCAAACGATCAAATGCTATACGCAGATGAAGTTGAAATGTTAGAAGAAAAACTACATCCTTTTCATATTGATACTACAGTTAATGTAGCAGCTGCTAATTTAGCTTTACCATCTATCCATAAAATAATAAGTATTACTAGAGCAAATGGAACTCAATTATCTCAAGTTAATAAAACTCAAATAACATTTACAGAAGGAAATCCTTTAACTAAAGCCGTTCTAACAAGATCTGTTTTTGTTAGAGAAGATTCTGGTAGCGTAACAGTTTATCCAGCTGCATCAGCGGCTACTTGGAACGTGGATACAAATGGTGATGGTCAAGTTGACGCAGAAGCTTTTGAAGTAAGTTATTATTCAGCGCCATCAGCACCTAATTGGGCTTATGTAGTTACAAATGAAAAAGCTTTATATAACGCTACTAATTCAACTGACTTTCAATTACATGTAGGTGAAGAAGAAAATTTAGTATCAAGAATATTAATGTTAGCTGGTGTAACAATACAGAAACCAGAAATACAGCAAGCTGGTGTTCAAGATATACAATTAATGAAACAACAACAAAATAGTTAATTATGGGATTATTAGACGGAACAAATGAATATCAATATTATACAGGTTCAAGCGCTAACTACGGTAACTATCAGTTTGTTACATTAGAGAATCTTATAAACGCATTTATGTATATATACGTGGGTGAAGGAAAAATAATATCTAAAATAAATAGAACAGATGTTCAGTTTCACGCTATGCGTGCAATACAAGAATTATCTTACGATATACTTAGATCTTTTAAAAGTCAAGAAATAGAAGTACCTAATAGTTTATCTATGATATTACCTCAAGATTATGTTAATTATATTAAGATAGTTAGAGTTGGTAGTGATGGTATAGAAAGAGTTTTATATCCAGCTAGAAAAACTTCAGATCCTTTTGCTATAACTCAAGATGGAGATGGTGTTTATCAATATACAGATACTGATAGTGATGGCACTGGTAATATACTAACTGAGCAAACACCTAGTGATACATCTAGTAATTTTACGGATCAAACACCAGTTAATTATCATTTGTATGATATTAATTATGTTACCGATACAGAGATAAGCCCACAAGGTAGAAGGTATGGTTTGGATCCAGAGCATACACAAATAAATGGTAGTTATTTTATAGATAACGCAAGGGGCGTGATTAATTTTGGCTCAGCATTAGCTGGTGTAACTGTAACGCTACATTATGTTAGTGATGGATTAGGTAAAGATTCAGAGATGGTTGTACATAAGTTTTGCGAAGAAGCTTGTTACAAACATATAGCGTATGGCGTATTATCCACAAGATCTAATATACCAGAATATTTAGTTGCTAGATTTAAGAAAGAAAGGTTTGCTGAAACCAGAAAGGCAAAAATTAGATTATCAAATATTAAGATAGAAGAATTTACGCAAGTTCTAAAAGGAATGGGTAAACAAATAAAATAAAATTATGGGAGAAATTAAACATGGTTTTACGGGTGGAAAGATGAATAAAGATCTTGATGAGCGTTTAGTTCAGCAAGGTGAATATAGAGATGCAATGAATATCCAAGTTAGAACCACAGCTGGAAGCGGTGAAGGTGATGGTATTGGAGATGCTGGGGTCGTACAAAATTTACAAGGCAATATTAGCATCGGTACAGCAACGGGTGATACTTTATCCGCTAGTTTTGTTGATACTGACTTTACTTGTATAGGTTCTATTGCTCACGAAAAAACTGACTCGGGTTATTTCTTTTTTACAACAGATATATTTTTAGCAGCTGATTATACTTCAACTACTGAAATAATAAAAATAGATACTATAGTAGAGCATAGTGTTAAAACTAATTTAAATGCCCCTGTAGTCGTGGATAGGTGGGGACTACAAACACCTATAATTAATGTATGGGGTAATAACAATGGAGATGCTTCAGACAACGAAGCACCAACTGGCACTATAACTACGTTCAATGCTATATCTACTCTTCCAGCAAAAATAAGAGAAGGTATGACTATAGAATTTACCGACTCAGCAAATGTTGGTAATTTTGCTACAGTTAAAATAAAAAAAATAGATGGTAATACAATACATTTATACGATCAAATAAATACTGCTGATGCTACATGGGCTAACTTTACTCATGCTAGATTTACTCACCCTAGAGCTTTACATTTTTCTAAAAAGCAACTTATTACAGGAATAAACATAATAGATAATTTATTATTTTGGACAGACGGAAAAACTGAGCCAAAAAAAATAAATATAGAAAGATGTAAAAAAGGTACTAATGTTGATGGGACTTCACATACTAAATTATTTATAACTAATCCTAATACAGAGGAGTTGGCAGATGCAGGGTCGTTAGAGCTAACTGGTTTAAATAGCGATTTACTAGAAGAGCATATTACTGTTTTAAGGCCAGCGCCTAAAACTCCACCAACGATAGATGTTGAATTAAAAGATGATGCAGAATTAGAATTCTCTGTAAGCGAGTTTTACTCAACAACTATAGAGGGTGACAGTGACACTGAAACTTTAACTAGTTTATGGGATATTCAAGAGGACGTAGAAAGTATGGTTGGTACCACAGCATTTATAGGTTCAACAGCTATTGACTCTACTCCTGATATCTTACATTACTATGGCGATACTATACCAAATTTAAGTCAAGTACCTTTTGAAATAGGAGATATTTTTGTTGTGTCACAAGAGGAGGTTGAAGAAGGTTTTACTCCGGTAATTTTTAAAGTTAAGTTCTTAGGGTATTATAATGGTTACCCTAGTTTAGAACTATCTGAATCACCTACGGATCTAATAAAAGTAGAAATAATAAAGGCACCTAATTATTTACCTAGCAATAGTATGCACGATTGGTCATTCAGGCTTGCTAATGATAAAGATTCTAAGTTTGAATTAAAGTTTGCAAGGTTTGGATATAGATATAAATACGAAGATGGTGAATACTCAGCTTTTTCTCCTTGGTCCGAATTAGCATTTGATCCAGGTTTATTTGATTACGATCCCGTAAAAGGTTATAATCTAGGTATGGTTAACACTATTAAAAAATTAACTATAAAAGATTTTATACCGTATTACACTGATAGATCTTTAGATATAATTGAGGTAGAGATACTATATAAGTCTACTGATTCACCAAACGTATACACAATAAAAAGTATTAAAAAAATAAGAGACGGTGAATGGGAGCTGTTTACGCCTGATGGTAATTTAGATAACAATGATGCAACTCAAAGTTCTTTAGGAACAGGTGCATTAGAGATAAAGTCAGAAACTATACATAGAGTTTTACCATCTAACCAAACGTTAAGAACTTTTGATAACGTACCTAGAATTGCTTTAGCCCAAGAGATAACCGGAAGTAGAGTACTATATGGTAACTTTACTCAAGGATTTGATTTAAAATATCCAGTTGGATTAAATCAAGATGTAGTAAGCGAGTCAGTTGATAATCAACCTAAAAGATCGGTTAAAACAATTAGAGACTACAAGGTTGGTATGGTATTTGGAGATATATATGGTAGAGAAACACCGGTTATAGCATCAAATAAAATAACTTCAGGAATTGATGTTTTTGGTGATGAGGAGTTTTTTGCCTCAACAGACGAATTAACTATACCTAAAGAGCTTTGCGCTCAAGCGAATAAGTTATCTGTTAAGCAGGTATGGGATAAACCAGGTTTGCCGGGCGGTGATCCATCGTCTATGACTTGGATGGAATACGTAAAATATTACGTTAAAGAAACTAGTAATGAATACTATAATCTTGTATTAGACAGATGGTATAAAGCTAAAAAAGAAAATAACATATGGTTATCTTTTCCGTCTGCAGATAGAAACAAGGTTGATCTTGAAACTTATTTATATTTAAAAAAGGCCCACGGAAGTGATGACGCTATATTAGATAAGGCTAGGTATAAAATAATAGATATTAAAAATGAAGCTCCTGATTTCATAAAAACAGATACAAGAAATTTAGGATTGGTGAATATAACTGGGGACCCAACTGATGCTGGCTCTGAGTCACCAATTGGTGCAGCTGACCCACAGATAAATGAACCATTTCTTTTAACATCACCAACAAACACTAGAATAGAAGTGCCAAATAGTTCTTGGCAAGGTTTTTTAAACTTGTATGGAGAAAATAAAAGAGGGCAACTTTTTGTTAGAGTTGTGGGTCAAACAGAAAATATAGCTTCTGGTGGTGTATTTAACAGATTAAACAGTGGTGATTATAAAAAAGTAACACATCATTATGTGAAGCCAGCGGCACAACTTGAAAATGAAGTAGGTGTAGTAACATATGATAGTTCATTTCTAGGATCCGCTGATATGGTAAATAGATTTGCGGCTATGGGTTATCCTATAGATGGTGATTGCGCTACTCAATGTTTACAGTATTATTTTGAATTCAAAGAAGATGTTATAGAAAATAAGCCAGAATTTGATGGAAGATTTTTTGTTCTTATAGAAAAAGATGAAACAACTGAAGAGACGATAGAGATAACGTCTGAAAGCGGTTTAACTTTCTTTGAGATATTTCAGTTCACAATAAATTATGTAGACTCACAGCAGTTTAGCCCAGCTAAACAAGGGCCGTATTCAAGAACTGGTGATGAGGGTAATACGGATATATATGACGCTACAACTGGTTTAATGAGTAATTTTACAACTGGTATATATGATGGTGATCCTAGGATATATACAGACCCTACAAATCCTTATGAATGGTGGGGTTGGGGTAGATTTTCACAAACTCATCCTCATAGTGGAGATGCATCTTATACTTTTCAAAATAATAATGGTGATGATGATACTCAATATGATTCTAGACAGGCCCACTTTTTTGCTTTAGGATGTAACCACTCAGTTACTGGTGATGATCATAATGACATGCCGTATAATTCGGCGGATGGGGAAATAAATGGGGATGATGGTCAATTTAATGACATGAACTTAAAGGGAACTATTAATTATGCTCAAATAACTTATCAATTTTGGCAGACATATAAAATGTTTCATAGATTTTCTGATGAATATGGATATGAAAATGTAGGGCCAGATGGTTCAAACTTAGCTAACGAGCATTTAGTGTTTTTAGATGGAGCTAGAGCTAATCAATTTCAACTTAAAGAGTATGGAACTGATATTAACACTACCACAGAGCAAGGTGTCCAAACTGTTTCTCCTGGCCAAGAATTTATAGTCACTAATGACTCGCAGGCAGAAAGTGGTAGTATAGGTTACGTAGATGCCCCTGCTATTTATAATTACAAACCTACAGCATTAGATGAAGGATACGCTTCAGAAGGTTTAGGTAGGATGGTTCTTAGTAAGCTAGGTAATTGGGGCATTGATGCTGGCAACCCTGTTGCGGGTGCTATATATAATTATTTTGCAGGTGACTCAGCTAGTGGTACTTACTTCTCTTTCGTAAATGACGAATCTGATAATGGCGAAGCACATGTGTATAAAGTTATAACCACTCATCCGGAAGACGATGATATTATTATACCTGTACAAAAAACAATACCTCAAGCTAGTAGAAATTTTGGTTGGCTAAGAAGAGCTGCCAATTATGGAGACGGGGATAGTGGCTGTGAAGATACAGAGAAACGTAGTGAGCCACTAAATATATGGAGTGGTCTGCAATACGGTGATAGTGATTATGATGGCGTTAATTTCTCAGGTGAAAATCAAACTTGTGCTGATGAATTTGGTGTTCAAAATGCACCGTGCTGGCAAAATTTAAATTTTGACATGCTTGGAGATGCGTTGGGCTTAGGACCTATGGAGCTAAGAGTTGGTGTACTAGCTAATGATACTGGTAACAATGACTATGCTTTTAATGGTGACCCATGCAACAACAGGTTCAACAAGATATGTGGACAATGCAACGTTTCAGAATCTGTATATGATGGATACGGAACATACGGTGATTCTAAAGTTTGTACTAGAGAGTCAATAAGATTTGAATTTAGAAGGGTAGACAAGGAAACGGGCTTACCTACTAATATAGGTGTTATTCCGGAAGATTTTGACCCTAGAGGTTGGGCTAAGCATGATGGTACACACGGTGGTATTAAAATAAAAATACTAAAACCAGGCGTCATATCAGGTGGTGAAGAAGTAGAAGTAGAAGAAGACAGGGCAGTTTGGGAAACAGAGCCAAAAGAAGATGCTGACTTAGATTTATACTACGAAGCTACACACGCATTACCTATGAAATTAAAAGAAGGTAATACACTAGCTTATGCGCCTTTAAAGTCTAGAGTTTTTGTTGAAAGAATAGATCCTTTAACTGGTAATACAATAATTGATGATTTAACTATTAACACAGAGAATGGTCAACAGTATTACAATATAATGGTCGGTGGAGCTGAATATTTAGAGGATGGTGTAATCATAAAAGTGGTATCTTCTAGTGTTACCATGAGTGAACAAGAAGGAACAGATGCTGTAGGTCTACATTCATTTGGTATAGGTATAGGAGACACAATAGTATTTGAACATAGTAGTGGACTACAAACAAGGAGTGTTGTTGAAGATTATTATGTAGCGCCAACTAGTGGAGAAAATTGCACGTACACACCACAAGCATCTTTTACAACAACTTTAAGTTTTAATTTTGGACTAGCGCTTTTAGCAGACACAACGGATCTTGTAGATGGCATGTTAATAACTGGAGAAGGTATACCACCAGGTGTTTTTGTTTCAGCAGTTGTAGGTGATGGTGGCACTATACCAATATTGACAGATACCTCTTGGATTGAGGGTACTATATCTGGTCTAGCTGTAACGCTTACTAATCCCACTGGATATTATAAAATAGATAAAGACGTTTACAAGTATAAAGTAAAACTTGGTTGGCATAACTGCTATTCATTTGGTAATGGTGTAGAGTCAGATAGGATACGAGATGACTTTAACGCGCCACAAATAGATAATGGTGTCAGAGTATCCACAACTTTAAATGAATACGGAAAAGAAGAAAGATCAAGCAGTTTAATTTTCTCAGGATTATATAATACTACATCGGGCGTTAATGATCTTAATGAATTTAACATGGGTGAAAAAATAATAAAAGATTTAAACCCAGAGTACGGAACAGTTCAAGCTTTAAAAACTAGAGATACTAATGTTGTAGTGTTTTGTGAAGATAGAATACTAAAAGTACAAGCTAATAAAGAAGCTGTATTTATGGCTGATAATGATCCGAACATAGTTGCTACAGATAGAGTGCTGGGTACGGTATCTACATTTTTAGGTGACTATGGTATATCAAAAAATCCTGAATCATTAGCTAAAGATAATTATAGATTATACTGTACTGACTCACAAAGAGGCGCCGTACTTAGAATATCTATGGATGGTATAACACCTATATCAAATGTTGGTATGAAAACTTGGTTTAGAGAAAATATAACAGGAGTAAATGGTTATGGAACTAGATTATTAGGTACATTTGACAGTGTTAGTGGTGAGTATAACTTAGGCGTTAGTAATCAAACAATGGTTTCATTTAATGAGGGTGGCAAAGGTTGGTCTAGCTTTAAATCGTTTATACCAGATCAAGGTGTTTCAGTTTCTGGTAAATACTTAACAGTTAAAAAAGGTACAATATACAAACATTATACAGACACGTTTGGTGAAGACGGTGAAGTTAATAATAGAAATTTATTTTACGGAGCAACTGAAATAACAGCCGGCTCTCAATCAACTTTAACCATAATGTTTAATGATGTGCCAGGGCAGGTTAAATCATTCAAAGCTATGAACTACGAAGGGTCACAAGCAAGGGTAGATCAATTTACTTCACAGGTAGTAGATAATATTAGTTATACAGACGGCGAGTATTACAATTTAGTACCTAAAAATGGTTGGTGGGTTTCTAATATACAAACTGATTTGCAAGAAGGTAAAATAACTTGGTTTGTTGATAAAGAAAATAAATGGTTTAATAAGATATGCGGGTTAGAAACAAGTCTTGAAAACTTAGATACAAGTGAGTTTACAGTTCAAGGTATTGGTTCGCCTACTGTGGTAGATTTACCAGATGCTGATCCACCAGACACAGAAACTGATCCACCAACACCACCGCAAACGTTTACGCTTACAATAATGAATAGAACAGATAACGATCCTAGTGATCAAAACACAAACAACGATTATGCCTAGTTTAGTAAATTGCCAACCAGTACAACCTTATTCAGCGCAGGAATTCCCTGGCGATGGCATGTCGTCTGAAAATTTAGAAATGCAAACACCACCAAGTGGTAGTATTTTTTCTGGGTCACCCGCGCAAGGTACATATTATTTAGACATAAAACCAAATCCAGGACACCGTATTGATAGATCATTAGTTAGTGTTTATGATAATAGTGGAGCAGTGATAGAGCCTAGTAACATAAACGATGGTACTCAATTTAGTTTTACCGGTGTAGATACGGGCGGTTATCAGCAATATCCTAATGGGCAAGCTGTTTATTTTCTTATGGGAGATAATGCTACTTACCCTAATATAAATTTTATTAGAATATATGATACTTTAGCCGCTGATTTTGCTAATTGTGATAACGTTGTAAGAGTTGAAGTAGGTATAACTCCTGAATTTGTTATGCCAAACAGTAACGTAGAAATTGCTATAGACTTTGGTGGTATGGCCGTGCAGTGTAACCCGCCTGCGCCTCCTCCACCACCTGAACCAGATCCAGTAGAAACTAACACAGCACCATTTTGGATTTACAATGACGTGTTTGTTTCTAATTATCAAATGTATAATGACACTATAAATAATGTTAGATTATACTTTGCTCAATATTACGAAGAAGAATCTCACGCTTCTTCTATTTGGAACTTTGACAATCAAGAAAGTTATATTAATGGGTATGCCCCAACAGGTGCTTCAACAGTTCCTGTATATGACTGGAATTATGCTTTAATTCAAGGCGCTAATGGAAATCCTGTTTACACTAACTATTGGGGAAGCACGCAAGATGATTGGTGTGGATGTTTATTAAGTTTTCAACCAACTTGTTATACTAACTATAGCAACAACTTCGGCACAACTAGTTACCAAAATCCACCTACAGCTGATGCACCTAACACACTCTCAACATTGTGTGGACAATTAATAGCAACAAATCCAGTTCAAATGGGAGGTAATGGATATCCAGACCACCCAAATGTTGGGTCTGTAGGTAGTAATATAATGAGAAGTGGTTACACTTTTAAAGTAGAACCAAATGTAGACGGCGCTAGATTTCTATCTTTAACTGATTACCCAACTATAGAACCAGGTGGGCCGGTTTTACCAAGTGCTTTATGTTGGTATCTTAGTGTAGGTAATAATGAAAACTGGGATTTAACTGCTTCCACTGATTTTATAGATGTCTGGAAAATAATAACAATACAAAATAACAGTAACTTTACTTATAATATCCCATCTGGTTATCAACAACCAGACCCAACATTTAATTATCCATGCGAAAACACTCCAGTAGCTATAGGACCTTTAGCTGGTGTAGATGGGTGGACAACTGATTCTGATAATGTAAATCATTTCATATCTGATTCAACAAGTAACAACAGTGATTTAGATATTAACAATATTGAATTAACGCAGATAGACAGTAAAACTGTCAAAATAAAAATACCATTTAAAAGTGGATTATCTATTAGTAGATTTGGACCAGAAGGAACAGACAATTTTAGAAGGTATAATAAAATATTTATAAACATATATCCAGAAATGCTTGATCAACCCGCTTGGATTGTTAACCCGTGGTTAGATTAACTTAATAATATTATTATGGCATTGAATACTACAACAAATTTAACTTTAAAATTAATAGCTAAAACTAAGGGTAATACCACCTATTCAGTTAATGGCATTCCCGTGCCTCAAAAGTTTAAAGTTAGAAATAAAACGTTTGATTTTGGTAACACTACAGTTACGGATGGTTTTATCACAACAAGCAACACATCGACTTCAGCATTGACTAGAGCAGATGCTGGCACTGTAAATGAAGTTAGCACAAATCTTGTGAAAGCTATAATGCCTTATAACGAAGCTTTAAAAATAGCTTTAATAACTATAACTCCAATAAGTAATTATAAAATATTAAGAAAGCCTAGCGCTATATTAAGAAAACCTATTGATGGATTAAAAGTTGTTCTTGAAGAAACTACCACTGCTAATACTTACAATTTAATATGTAAAACGGAGAGAGAGATAAAACAATCTGAAAATGTTATTATTGATGTAGATTATTTAATAAGTAAAGCACCCGTAGTTTTAGCTGGTGATGTTATTAAAAAAATATATGTAGGTAAAAAAAATATACCAACATATGGTTGTAGTAAGAATATAAAAATATATGGTACACCAAACGCACCATTTGAATTAAGTGTATTAGATAATAATGATAAAAATCTATTAAGTTATTCTAATAGTACAGGTGTTACGCCGTCTGGAGTTGTAGACGTTTTAACTGGCACACTTAATAAAAGAGGTTACTACACTCATTATCAAAAATTTCCTTCCGCGCCTATAGTGTTAGCTACAGCTGTTAATGTAGGTGGAGGAGCTACTAATGTAAGTCAAATTACTTTTGATAGTTTAAGCGGAGTTCTAGTTGGTGATGAAATAATAGTAACGGACTCTAGAAGCAGAAAGATTAATAACGGTGAAACAATAAAAGTTGTGTCAATAGACAGCACTTTTGTTTGTACACTTTCAAAAAATTTGACGTTAGCAGACAATAAAAAAGTAATGTTTAGAAGAGCTGCTAGTTATAAGATTAACGTTGAAACAACTGGATCAAAAGATAGTAAAATAAATGCTACGTACCCAACTAATACTATAACACAGAACTTAAATAATATTATAACTTTTAACGCAACAACGGCTGATAGTAATGTTAGAATAAATGGATTAGCAGGTGGCGTGACACACTCCACATGTTATAGCAACTCAAGCTTATCTAAACGTGAAAGAACTATTTTATTAGTATACACTTTAACTGGAATAACTTTTACTAAAGTTTCTGGAAAACCAAATATAGCTGATTTTGTAAAAGCAAGTGGAGATGGTAACATAAGTGGTATAATAACTGGTAGCGGTACTGGTACTACAACTTACACAATAAAAGCTGAATTAAATCTAGGATACGAATCTGAAGATACAGTATTTAATATTAACGTAGATAACATAGCAACATAATATGGCAACATTAGACTTAACATTTCCTTCACCAATAAATGTTTCTTGCAAGATAGGAGACACCGCATACTTTGTTAACACTTCTACAATGGGTGGTTTTTCAGTAGCAGGTCAAACAAATTTAATTGGCACTATAAATACTATCACAACTGTTGGTGCGAACGTTGTTTTGAATATAGAAATAGAAGGTGAATTTGCAGAATCAGTTACCACAAGTGATTTTGTATTTTTCAGTAAAAACAATTTAGTAGAAATAGGTTCTATACTTGGGTATTACGCTAAAGTTCAGTTTAGAAATAACTCAACAAAAAAAGCAGAATTACACGAAGCGGCGTGTGAGATAGAAGAAAGTAGCAGATAGTGTAAATAAAGAGTAATAAATGTAATTATAATATAGTAAATTATCTAATATGAATAACAATAATAGTCCTTATAATTTTAATTGGCCGATACCTGAATGGATGCAAGGCATGCAAAATTCTAACCAACAGCAACCTACAGCTGGTGGTAATAATATGTGGCCGATACCTATGCTAAATCCTAACGCTAATCAACAATCAATGATTGGTCCACAACCACAACCTAGCACTGGTGGTGGTTTCGTGCAGAATATGCTACCTGGCGGAGACATGTTTAATAAGATGTCTAATATGTGGAAGATCGGTGATCCTGCTGCTAGCGGTGGTGGTGGTGGAGGTTTATTAGGTAAAATAGGTGGTTTTATGGAAAACGCTGCTGGTCCTTTAGGTATAGGATTATCTTTAGCTAGTAGTGTTATAGGTTTTAAGAAAGCTAAGAAAGCTGAAAGAAAAGCAGAGAAACAAGCTAAGGCTTCTGAGAGAGAAAGACAAAGACAAGAAGAAGCTTATAGAAATTTAGATACAAGTAATCCATACCTCAATATGGAGAACACGATGGAAGATTTAACTATCAATCAAAAACAATTTCAATTAGAATCACAACAAGCTCAACAAAGTGAAGCCAATATATTAGATTCATTGAAAGGTGCGGCTGGTGGTAGTGGTGTTGCAGCATTAGCTCAACAAATGGCTCAATCAGGACAGTTAGGAGCGCAGAGTAGAGCTGCTCGTATAGGCCAACAAGAGTCTCAAAACCAAATGGCTGAAAGACAAATGGCTGGACAAATACAAGGTATGGAAAGAGAAGGTGATATGTTATCTAGAGAGATGAAACAAGGTCAAACAGAAACAATGTTCGGTATGGCTCAACAGAAAGCGGCAGCTGATAATGCGGCGGTAGCTCAAGCTAAGCAAGCCAAAATGGATGCGTTGACAGGTGGTTTAACTGGAGCAGCAGATATGTTTGCTGGCTTTGGACAATAAAAAATATAATTATGAGTAAAAAAAGTCCTTTAAAAATGAACTTGCAGCTAGTACAAGGCGCTTCAGATGTAGCACAAACTAGAAACATGGATAATTTAGTAGAATCTCAAGCTGCTACTAAAGTAGCCGGACATTTATCTAAAGGTTTAGCTAAAACTTTTCAAAGAAGAAATAAAGAATTCAATAATATAATGGATCAACAGTTAAGCAAAGAAGGTTTAAGTGATGAAGAGTATAACGCTTTATACAAGAAACTTAAAAGAAGAAGAGGTGCTTACGTTTATCTTAACAAGAAACAACGAATGGATTTTGAAAGAGAGGTAACACAAGAGGCGGGTGAATACAAGAAGACTGAGGCTGATAAAGACGAAATAGCTGATATTATAACAGATGAAAATAATCAAATAGATACTAAAGATATCAATAATGATATGATTGAAGATGTTATAACTGGGAAAATAGAACCTACTAAAGATGAAAGCGGTAGGGTGGGTTATGCTATGAATAACGCTGAATTACAAGAGTTTGTTCAAGAAGATGAAGAGGGTAATCCTAAATTAGCTAGTTATAAACAAGCTTGGGGAGATGATAGATTTAAAGTATCAGAAGATGGACAGTTTAAAACAGATAAATTTGGCAATAAGTATCCTAATAGTGACGAAGGATATTCAGAATTTGTAAGAGCTTCTAAGTTAGATTGGATAAGGAAAGCTAGAAAGAGTGGTGAAAAAGTTTTACATATTGATTCACAGACAGGTAAGAGAGAATACTTGGATCCTGACGAAGCTGAGGCGTTATTGAAAGATGAGAAGAAGCACGTCACAATGGATGAGATAAAAGACCATATTAAAGGACACGCTGCTGACGGTAAAGCAGCTCAACAATTAAGTACTTTTATTATGGGTGGTGGGCAAGAGGCGCAGAATTTAAAACCTGGAGATCCAGTTAAATTTAATTTTGAGAAAGCACAAGATAAATATACTAAATTAATGAACAGTACTGATCCGTATAAATTGGCTACAAAGAAAATGGTAGGTGATACTTCATTTAAAGATGATTTAACGGAGAAGTTGCTAACAATGGATTATAAACAACTAGGTTTAAAAGATGAACACATTAAAAAATTAGACCCTACACCTGGAGATGGTAAAGTGACTGAACGAGATGCTAATGTTATTACAAAAAAAATAATGGGTAATGAGAAGATGTTAAAAACAATGATGACTCAATACTTTACTTTATATGAGGCTAGAGAGTACCAAAAAAATATACCAGCTAATATGAGATCAAATCCAAACCAAGGGCAAACCGATGACTTCTCAGGAGGAACAGTAAACTCTGAGGGAGTTTGGGTACCACAGTAAATAATTATTAACGGGTAACTAACGAAACAGTATGCAAGAATTTATATTAAATGGTAAAACCGTAAAGGTTGCGCCAGAGCACATCGAAGCTTTTGTCAAAGCAAATCCAATGGCTGAAACTAAAAAACCTGGATGGTGGAAAAAAGAAACTTCATTTACTACTGATCCAGAAAAGGGTTATGTAAGTAAAGAGGATCACGGTAACTACCAAGGAGAACAGCCGGGAAAGTCACAAGGGGCGAGTCAGCCCCAACAAAATCAACAACAAGATATGGGGTTGTCTTCGGAAACTGGTTCTGCGGGATTAGTAAAGTACAGAATGGGCAACAAGATAGTAAAGGTAAACGTAACAAATACCAAACTATTTGAAGAACAAAATCCTGATGCTATAATAGCTGATTTCCCTAAAGGAACACATCTAGATACATGGACGGATGAAAATGATAACATACCAGAAGACGGTGGTTTCATGAATGATTTTACATTAGCGCTTAAACAAGGTAAACGTGGTTTATCTGTAGAAGAAGCTTTTGATATAATGAGGCGTGGTAATAACGTTGATGATGCTACAATAGAAAGTTTTATAAAAGATATAGAAGAAGTTAATAATATACAAGAGCCAGAGGCTGTAAGAGAGTTTAAAGAAAGAAAAGAAGCTGAAGGTGGTGGTATATGGGGTAACATAGTTGCTGCGGCAAAAGATCCATTTGGTGCTATAGACTATGGTTTATTAGAGGTGACTAAATCTATATCAACAATGGCACACTCTTTAGGGTCTGGATCTGAAGAGATGTTAGCTGCCGCAGGTACTGGTGCTGCTGGTGGGTATGGTGTTGGAAAAAAATTTGGAGCAGGGAAGTATGGGGCTATTAGTGGGGCTTATAGTGCTGGTATAGGTGCTATGGAATCTGGATTAGAATTTAGTCAACTATTACAAGATGAGTTAAAAACCCTTGGTGTTGACCCTAATGACTTTGAAAATGGTTTTACAGCTGGCAACGTTAGGGTAATACTTAACGATGCGGAAGCAATGGAAAGAATGAAGCAGAAAGCTATAGCAAGAGGTATGAGTATTGCTTTAGTAGAAGCATTAACGTTTGGTGTAGCAAGAGGTGTTGGTACTTCAGTGTTAAATAAGACAGCGTCTAAAGGCGTTACAGCTGCAGCGGTGACAGGTACTGAAATGGTTGGTGGTGCTACTGGTGAGGCTGTTGGGCAGTTTACTTCTGGTGGTATAGCAGAGCAAGATGGCTTCAGTGTTCAGAAAGGTTTTGAGAATATGGATAGTGAGGAGATATTTTTAGAAGGTATATTAGAAGGACCAACCGCTATATTCAATACGGATATTATTCTTGATAACAGTAAGGGTAGAAAATATAAAATCAATGGAGGTGATGTTAATAAGAAAAGAGTTCTTAGTATAGTAAACAGTAAATATCTATCGACAGCTGAGAAAGCGAAGGTGTTAAATAGCACTGAAATAACAAATGATGACACACTAAAAGGTATTGTTGATAAAGCGTTAAATGATGCTAACGTAGAATTAAATATTGATGCTATAGTAACTGATCCAGCTGATAGAAAACGTTTAGTTGAATTAGAAAACAAAAGATTAAAAGCTGAGCAAGATTTAAAAAAGTCTGGAGTATTCGCTGTGCCAGGTGCTAGAAAAGATTTTGACGATATCAACTCTAAGATAGAAGAGATACTAGCTCCGTATCAAGGGCAAGTAGATCCTAATTCAGCAGAGGCTCAAACAATAGAGCAAGATGCTGCTGAGTTTAATCAAGATAGAGCTGAACGTATGTTTAAAAGTAATTTAGAGTTTGCTAAAAAACATAGTGCATTATATGGTTTAAAGTATAATGATACTTTAACTAGAGAGGAAATAAGAAAAGCATATGGTGATGAAGCTGCGGACTCAGATGGTTTTGTATATGAGGATCAAATGATAATTAATACTCAAGTAGCGCAATTTACAGGTGCTGTTAATGTAGGTAATCACGAACTATTGCATGGTATTCTTAGAAAATCGATGAAGGCTAACCCAAACCAATTCACTAATATAAGACAAGATTTATCACAACAAATAGGTGCTCAATGGGCCACTGTTGAAAAAAGAGTTGAAATAGCTGGATACACAGAGGAATATATGACGCAAAATCCAGATGAGTGGATTACGTTGACGTCCGATGCTATAGCCGTTGGTGACATTACTTATAATGAAAGCGTGTTCCAACCATTAATGGATTTTATTTTACCTATACTTAGAGCCGCTGGATTTAAGAAAATAAAGTTTAATACAGGTAAAGATGTATTTGAGTTCTTAAAAGAATATAATAGAAGTATACATAAAGGTTCTTTAAGTAGCGGTATAGTAAGTGCTACAGCTGATACAACTATCGTGCCAGATGAAATGAAGTTTGCTAAATCAAATCTTGCTGGCATGCTAGATAGGTTTGATGGTGATACGAGAAGAATGATAAATCAAACTGTTCGTAAAAACGCTGATGGTAGACCAGTGACGTATAGAGAAGATAAATTTAAGAATTATATAGCAACTATAGATTCTGAGTTTGGTCAAGAGATAATGCCTATAGTTCAAAATATAACACAAAGATTATTTGATCCTATACCTACAAATATAGCTGATGATGCTGGTGTATCTAGACAAAGCTATCAAGCCGATTTAATAAATGAAGCTGCAACATTAGTTAACAACGAATACAATGGTAGACAACCACTTGATCAGTTTGTTAGTAATAGACTAAATCTAAGGGCTCAAAGCTTAGCCCGTAGATTAGGTATAAAAACTGCTGAGCAAACATCTCAAGAAACTAAGATAGATCAAGGTGATACTCAAATACAAGTACAAGATACTACTCAACCTGAAGCCGACTTTGACACACAAGATCTTTCTTTACAAACACAAATACAAAAAAAGAAAGGTTTACTTAAGACTAAAAAGAAAGCACAGTTTGTAGCAAGTAACTTAAATTTTAAAGAAGATACAGTTACGCCTATACGTAGTTCATTAGAAAAAATTAATTATGATGTAGATAATAAGTTGTATGAAGATGTGAAAGAAGATATGATGTCTCAAGCTAATCCAAATGAAACATCAAAAAATAGAGTACAACCTACAGGTGTTTTATATCCTATTTTAGAAACTATATCTACTAACGAATTTGGCGTAAACCCAAACTCAATACTAGCTAAGCCGCAAACGTTAACTAATCCAGAGTCAATTGCTGCTAGAACTAAAATAGCAGAGGTCATGGAGAGAATAGGACCTAAAGAGTTTATTAACTCTATATTACCTAACGTTAATTTTAATCCTAAGTCTGGTAAAGCTATAGGTATAAACACTAAGTTATTAAAAGAGTTTTATGTAGATGGTAAAATGAGGGTTCCTAATTTATATGGTAAAGCCTTAAACGTCGATCGTATGGCCAACACTGATATATTAATGGTGTTTGGTATTAATCCAGATTTTACTTTAATGCCTGCAGAAAGAAAATATGATGGAGCTGTTAAAGGAGTTATAACACAAGCTTCAGTTTTTGCAGCTAATCAAGAAGCTAGATCTTTAGTTAATAACCAAGCTGCTGAAGTAGGCGTTGGTAAACCAGCGATGATGTTTGCTAAGTCCCTCAATAGAGGTAATGACATGACAGCTACTGACTTTGCTAGGTTTGTGAAGGAGAAAACAGGTAGTCCACTTCCGTTTATAATGAAATATAAAGGAGATAAAAGTCAATTTAGAGGAATTTATAATCCTGAAACTGAAGAAACGTTTTATGATCGCAAGTACACTGTAACTAGAGACTTTTTAAATACCAAAGATAACATGAAGTTTAGAGAGATACATAGGTTGATGGGTATGGGTGGTATTAGTAGATCTACGTTTGGCGTTAACGATGAATATAACGCTAACGTTCCAAAAGCGCCTAAAGGTGTTGAGGTTATATCAAATCCTAGATTTTATTATAACAGTAAATTAAAACAAAAATCAGGTATAGCAAAGCTTACGGAAAAACAAAAACTTATTGAAGATAGAAAGTTAGATAATTTAAGAGATTATTTTATAGCTGTTCAAGAGTGGTTACAATCTAATCCTAATGATGCTTGGTTGTGGATATCTTTCCTTCAAGATAGTGGTGCTGCTGGTATGGGGCACTCTGTTAGAACTCATTTTAAAAATGGATTTTATACAGTAGACCAAAGAACTAGAAAGTTAAATACTACCGATAACATGAGGGAAGAACATTCTACACCGGCTAATGATGTGCATGGGATGTTGTTATACGCTGCTATTGAAAACAATGTTAAAGAAACTTTTGTTGGTATAAGGTCTATAGCTATGCAAGGTCCTATAAAAATAGCAGCAGACGATATAATAAACGATGGTAGTAAAAATATATATGGTGTACCAGAGAAATTAAAAAGCAAAACTACAAAAATTTTATTTGACAAGATCTTACCTAGAGTATTAAATGGTGATCTTAGTTTACCAGATGGTATAGCTGCTATAGTTAGAATGGCTGTACAAGGTGTCAATCTAAATGAGTTAATGTTAAGAGAACCTGCTGACACTACGTTTACAGAATACTTTGGTGTTGGTGTAGATATTAAGAACTTAACAGATAATCAAATAGAATTTTTGGTACCACTACAAAACGAGTTAATAGTTAAGCAATTAACAGGTGTTATAACTAAAACAAAAGCTAAGAACACTATAAAAAAATTCTCTGATATTGTAGTTAAAACTTCAAAGGCTGATATAAAAAAATCTTTGAATTCTAGAAAAAGCGTGTTGCAAACTTTTAATCAAATAGCTGAAAACAGAAAAAAGCAAAATCAAGCTATTCAAGCTGATTTAGAAAAAAGAGGTTACACGTTTGTTGATAAACCTGCTGAACCTATTACTACAACTTTTGAAAAAATTGCTGGGAATAGAAAAAAAGCAAACGATATTATACAAGCTGACCTTGAGGCTAGAGGTTACAAGTTTAGCAAAGGTATGTCTACATTTGATTTTGATGAAACGTTAATTATAGATGGTGAGAACTTTGTTGTAGCAACTAATCCTAATACAGGTGAAACTCAAAATGTAAAATCTGGCGAATGGCCTTTATTAGGCCCTGAGCTAGCTGATCAAGGTTACACTTTTAACTTTGATGATTTTGTAAACGTAAGAGGTGGAGTTGATGGTCCATTACTTCAAAAAATGAAAAATCAAATAGCTAAGTATGGGCCTAAAAATGTTTTTGTTTTAACGGCTAGACCACAGACTTCAGATACAGCTATACATGGTTGGTTAGAATCTAAAGGTATAAACATACCATTTAAAAACATAACTGGATTAGGAGATGGTAAAGGCGAGGCTAAAGCACGGTGGATGTTAGAGAAGTTTTCGGAAGGTTATAATGATATGTATTTTGTCGACGATGCTTTACCTAATGTTGAAGCTGTTAAAACCGTATTAGATCAATTAGATATCAAATCTAAAGTTGTACAAGCTAAAATTAAGTTTAGTAAAACAGCTAGTGAAAACTTTAATACTATATTAGAAGAATCGCAAGGAACTAGTAGAAGTAGAACTTTTTCTGCGGCTGAGGCTAAAAAAACTGGACAACATAAAGGATGGTGGAGAATATTTATACCACCTTCCGCTGAGGATTTTAGAGGTTTATTATACAGATTCTTAGGTAAGGGTCAACAGGGTAATATGCACATGAAGTATTTTAAGATAAAATTACTAGACCCATTCGCAAAAGGTATTAGAGCTTGGAATATTTATAAACAAGAAATGGTTAATGAATATAAGCAGTTAAGAAAAAGCTTACCTAATGTTACTAAGATATTAAACTATACTGTAGAAGGCACACCATTTACTGTTGATACCGCTATACGTGTTTACTTGTGGAATAAACATGGTCATACTATACCTGGATTAGATGAGGCTACTAAAAATGAATTAATAGATTTTGTTAATAACGATACTGAGGTTAAAGGTTTTGCTGATGTATTAAGTAATATAACTAGAACTCAACAAGGTTATGTAGCGCCAGACGCTCACTGGTCTTTAGGTACTATATCTATGGATTTAAATAATGTCGTTAACAAGGTTGGAAGAAAAGAGTTTTTAGCTGAATACTTGCATAACGCAGAAGCTATATTCACCCCTGAGAACATGAATAAAATAGAAGCTTTATATGGTACTGGATTTAGAGAGGCTTTAGAAAACATTATGTACCGAATGGAAAACGGTGGTAATAGATTAGTTAGCCCTGATAGACAAGTTAATAGATTATATAACTGGATTAATGGTTCTATTGGTGCCATTATGTTCTTTAACATGAGGTCTGCAATACTACAGACTATATCAACTGTTAACTTTATAAACTGGAGCGACAATAATATATTTAAAGCATCAGCAGCATTTGCTAATCAACCACAGTTTTGGAAAGATTTTGCTATGATATTTAATTCTCCAATGTTGAAACAGAGAAGAACTGGTATACAGATAGATGTTTCCGCATCAGAGTTATCTAGAGCATTTAAAGAAGGAAGAGGTAAGGCTCAAGGTGTTATAAGTTGGTTATTAGAAAAAGGATTTACTCCAACACAGATAGCGGATAGTATGGCTATATCTTTTGGTGGTGCTACGCTTTATAGAAATAGACTTAATACTTATTTGAAGCAGGGCTTTTCTGAAGTTGAGGCAAACGAAAAGGCTATGTTAGATTTCCAAGAAGTCGCTGAAGAAACTCAACAGTCGTCAAGAGAAGATCTTATATCTAAACAACAGGCTAGTGTAATAGGTAGATTAATACTAGCATTTCAAAACGTTACAATGCAGTATACTCGTTTAACTAAGAAAGCTTTATCAGATTTGATTAACGGTAGGGGTGATTGGAAGACTAACATGTCTAAGATAATATACTACGGCGCTGTTCAAAATATAGTGTTTGCTTCTTTACAGACTGCTTTAGCATTTATGTTATGGGGAGACGACGAAGAAGAGATAGAAAATAAAACTCAAAGAGTTGCTAATAGCGCTTTAGATTCTTTCTTACGTGGTACTGGTTTGTATGGTGCTATTATATCTACAGCTAAGAATACTATTATACAACATAACATTCAAAATAAAAAAGACTGGAATAGAGAAGATGGTAGAACTTTATTAGAGATAGTAAACTTTTCACCACCTATTGGTAGTAAGTTAAGGAAAATATACAATGCTATTAAAACCGAGCAATATAATAAAGGTGTTAGTGAAGAAATAGGTTTTAGAATAGAGAACCCTACGTTATATAAATGGGCTAGTGTAATAGAGGCTGTAACAAATGTACCAACACAGAGAATAGTTAAAAAGGTTAATAATTTAGAAGAAGCTATAACTGGTAATCATTTAACGTGGCAGAAGATAGCTTTAGCTTTAGGATGGAGTAAGTGGGAAATAGGTGTGAAAGACGAAGAACTGGAGCAGGCTAAGAAAGATGCTAAGAATAATAAAACATCTGATAAAAAGAAAAATAAAAGAGAGGAAGAAGAAAGATTAGAAAAAGAAGGTTATAAAAGAGTACAGTGTTCTGGAACTAATTCTGTTGGAAATCAGTGTGGTTTATATTCTGATCTAATAAAAGCTAAGTCTTGGAAGTGTTCACATCATAAAGATTTTAAAGACGGAGACGATAGGGATGGTGATGGTGTTAAAGAATATAGATGCACAGCTACTAAAACTAACGGTAAGAGATGTAAGAACAAAACTGAGAATAAGAACAAAAGGTGTTATGCTCACCAATAAACGTGTAATAATATAATTATGGCCTATATACAAAAAAATAATCCAATAACTAAAACCGGTTGCGGTAGACGTAGAGTAGAACAAATGGGAAATCCATTTAAAAAGAAAAAAGGCATAGATGGTAAAGCTTGTTGGAAAGGTTATAAGCAGCAAGGTACAAAGATGAAGGGAGGTAAGCGAGTTGATAACTGTGTAAAAATGTAATCATGGCTTTTAAAATGACGGGCTGGAGCCCATATACTAAATCAGCAGAGCCAAGACGTACTATAGGTCCTGGTAAAAATTTTAATAAAGCAAGATCAACTGGGGTTGGTGCTGCCGCTGGTGGTGGTATGACTCAAAAAGGTGTTAATGAATATAAAAGTAAAAACCCAGGAAGTAAATTGCAGACCGCTGTTACCACACCACCTTCTAAATTAAAACGTGGTAGTAAGAAAGCTAATCGTAGAACATCATTTTGTGCTAGATCAATCGGTTGGAAAAGTGAAAGAGGTAGAGCAGCTAGAAGAAGGTGGAATTGTGGACCAAAATAAAAAAATAAAAAATATAAAAAATAAAAAATATGATAAATTGGATTAACTCTTGGAAATCAAGTAATAAAAAAAATAAAATAGATTTTACATTTAGATTTGGTTGGTTGACTATATGGGAAGTTAAATGGTGTGCTTCATGTAAAAGCTCGGAAACTTGTTGTAAAAATAAGTTTAGAATAATGTTGTTAAACTTTGGGTTTGAGATAGGATCATAATGTGTCCTTGTCCAATATGTACAACAGCTGCTATTGTAGGTTTAATAATATTTAGAGTAGCAGTAAAAAGAAAATAAAATGAAATGGATAGGTCAACACATATGGAGTTTTATATCTAGATTTCGTAGTGATGTGTATCTAGAAAACGTAGCTGAATCAGCTCAAGATCACGTTGTTGGAATTGATGCTAATGGAAAGCTATATAAACAAGACGTGTCTGTTGGTGATATAACAGGTGTTACAGCTGGAGATGCTTTAACTGGAGGAGGAGATACTGGAGCAATAACTATAAACCACGAAGACACATCGTCGCAAGCTAGTGTTGACAATAGTGGTTCAACATTTATACAAGATGTAACGTTGGATACATACGGGCATGTTACTGGATTAACTTCAGCTGCAGTACCAACACTAAATCAAGACACGACAGGTCAGGCTGGGACCGTAGCCACAATAGCTGGCTTAGCCCCTAATACGGCTACAACGCAAGCAGCACAGCCAAACATAACGACAATGACTGGTTTTGTAACTGGATCTGCTAATCAATTAATAACAGATGATGGTGATGGAACGGTAACATCAGAATCAGGTTTAACTTGGGACGGTGATGATCTTACAATAACATCAGCATCGACCGCTCGCCCAGATGTATACATAAAAGCTACAGCAAATCACGCTAAGCCACCGCATTTATATTTTGTAAAAGATAAAGGTGCAGCTGGTTTAAATGGCGATTCACCTGGTTTAATTGCATTTCAAGGTGATAATGCCGCTCAGGCTCAAAAAACTTTTTCACAAATTTCAGTTACCGCCGCAGAGGTTACGGCTAATTCTGAGTCTGGAATAATAGACATAGGTGTGATTAGTAGTAACGGTGTCTCGGGTTTGACAGCAAACGCATTTAAAGCAACTGGTAGTTCTAGCGCGTTCCAAGTTGATACAAATATAGGTTATGGTACGTCGTCTACAGCAACAATAGCCGGGACATTAACAATGGGTAGTACAGCTGCTATGACTAATGCTGGTTTAGTTTCTGTTGCAGCACAAACAAATATAACATCGGTAGGAACTTTAACTGGGTTAACAACAAGTGGCGCAATAGAACTAGGTCACGCTGATGATACTACAATAGCTAGATCTTCAGCAGGTGTTGTCACAGTACAAGGTAAAACAGTCGCTCTAGGAACTGAACTTGCGGGTCACAATGAAAATGTTATATTAAAACAAGTTAAGGTTACTTTATCAAAAGGAGATGTTAATGGCTTGCACACAGCCCCTATACAGCTAGTTGCTGCTCAAGGAGCGAACACAATTATAGTATTCTCACAAGCAATAATGAGGGTAACACGAGCTCTTACTCAAAATAATAGTTCTTGTGACATGGCCTTTCATTATGATGGTCAAGAGCCTGGTACTAACTTTTCAGAGTCAGTTATGTTCTTGAGAAGGTTTATGTATAATGAATTGGGTGATAGAACTTATAGCTTAATGCCGATAATTAATGGTCATATAGCTCAAAACTTGACAGACACTGTAAACAAAGCGTTAGAGGTTAGTTTAGATAGTGCGGCATTATTAAATAGTACAAATGGTACAGATATTTGGTTAACTTATTATGTAATAGATATATCTTAAATTATGGCATTAACAAGTAAAAAACACGAATCGTTTTATGTTACCACAGGCAGTGGTTCAGATAAAGTAGATTCAACTAAATTAACAAAAATGGCTGCAGCTTGGGATAGCGATAAGGCAGAGGGTTGTAAAAATTATATTGATGATCCAGTTATGTCACCTTTGATATATCAACTACAGCAAATGCAAGATGAAATAGATTATCTTAGAACAGAGGTGTCGGCTAATAAAGATAAAGTAATACCAAACGTAACTGGCACAGCTAATCACGCAATATCATTTGGAGCTTTAACAACAACATTGGTAAAAGGTAAAGCAGTTTACAGCGTTGTTATGACAGTGACTGACAGCTCAGGTACTAAAACTGTAGCAAAAACAATAACACTAACACTAGCATAATGGCAATATATAAAAATTTTACAGGTAATACTACTGACACAACGCTAGTAAGGAAGCATGTCGACAAACTTACGGTGTCAAAAGTTCGTGTAGCTTGTACTCATGATTCCACAGACTTAATAGTTGATAGATTATATATAGACAATGGTACTGAATATGATATTATAGCAAACGTTAAAATACCAGTTGGGGCAGCACTTGAGATCAGTGTTCCACATTATAATTATAGAACATTCGATTTAAAGATAACAACAACAAATAGTTCAAACTGTACAATAATATTAAAATAATGAAATTAGAAGTAATTAGATTTTCAAGTGGTACAGATAGTACCAACGGTATGTTATTAGAAGTAATAGAACAGGGTAATGATATAGACGGGTTGTGGCAACAAAAAAAATTTTTAGCATACACATTAGAAGATGAACAAAGAGATAAGAAAGTATTTGGCGAAACGAGAATTCCAAACGGAGTTTATAAATTGGGTCTTAGGAAAGTTGGAGGATATCATGGCAGGTATACGAAAAGATTTCCTCATATACATATTGGTATGCTTCATGTTCTTGATGTTCCTGGCTTTGAGTATATACTTATCCATTGTGGAAACACAGATGAGCATACTGCCGGTTGTTTACTGGTAGGTGATTCACAAGAAAACAACTTAATAACAAAAGATGGATTTATAGGTAAATCCACTCAAGCTTATAAAAGAATATACCCACGTATTGCTGAGGCTTTAGATTGTGGAGAAGAAGTAACAATAACATATAAAACTATATAATTATGGCATTTAAAATGAAAGGATTTCCTTTTAACGAAGATTATCAAAAGAATAGAAGAATAAAAAGAGCTAAACGGATCACGAGAAGAAACGTTAAAAACACTACTTCAGATTCACCTGATTTTGATGAATCAAAATTTGATAAGTCAGAAAAAAGAATACAAAAAGCAGACAAACTTTTACAAAAAGCTGGATATGGTTTAGGTGAAAGAGAAGAAGCTCTAGGCGCTGGTGGATATGAGGCATCAATGGATTGGGCTACAAAAAATAAAAAGAAAAAATAAATGAAAAAACTATTATTACTATTAGTAATATTACTAATATCATGTGCTACGCCAAAGAAATGTTGTGCACAAATAAAAGACTTTTTTAAGTACTCTACTTTTTATACGTCCGTAACAACTAACACGCCATTCACAGAAAGAGAGGATTATATAGCTGTAGATAAAGGTTATGAGGACGTAACGTGGGTCTCTCCTTACGACTACAATTTAACGCTAGGCCTGCGCAAAATAGCAAGATTCGATTATGAAACAAAACGTCAAACATGGTATACAGGTACTGAAAGAAATACTGCAGACAACGTTACTGTTGGTAACGCTCCTGGTTGGGAGTACCTTTTTAATTATTCT